CTGCTACTGATCCAATAGAGCTACTTAATGCTTGACCAGTTACACTATAAACGGACACTGGTGTAATAGAGCCCACTGAATTTGTTAATAATCCAGCTGTTGTTACAGACTCATTCGTTGATTGCACAAGTGAAATTGTGCCTAAAGACATTGTCGCTGAAATGCCTGTAACATCTTGAACAAATTTTGGTTCAGGGACAACCTGACCAATACTTGTTGTAGCAGAATTTCCTGAAACACTTACATTGGCTAATCCAGTTTGTGAAGTTGAGCCTATCGCGGTATCTAATTGATCCTCAGAGGCAAAAACAGTTATATCCTGATCTATTTGTAGGGAACTTATACCCTGTGTGATCGTTAAAAGATCGAAACCAGATACTGATAAACTTACGTCAGTTATAGGAGTTACACTACCTTGAGAAGCTGCAAGGGCTTGACCAGTCGCTTGTGCAGAAAAATTATCGCCCCAAGCTAAATTTCCCCAAGTTCTTCTACCCCAGCCTGCACCAGTTAGTTGTGTGGGTTCTATCGAAACTGACCCAATTGATGTTGATGCTGAAATACCTGAAACGTTCTGTTGCATTCCTAGTGCAATAGATTCGTTTCCGACAGAAGTTGTGGCTGCTATTCCTGTTTGTATTTGAGTTACACCTATATCTAAAGTTACTTGTCCAACGCTTGTTCCTGCTGCTATACCCGTGGGGTTAACATTTGCGTTGGCTGCCGTTGTAGCGGTGCCTGTGTCTGTTACTAATCCTGTTTGTTGACCCCATGAAGCGTCACCCCAAGTTCTTTCGCCCCACGTGGTTGGAATGCCAGGTGCGTTTACGATTACAGTAATATCTGCCACCTGGCCCTCCTTTTAAATTATGCGATTCTCAATATTGCTGCACTTGTTGTAAATGCTGGGAACTGAATTGTAAAAGTTCCAGAAGTTGCAGTTTTATCACCGCCAAAATCTAATACAGCTACAGCTTTATCACCGTTAGTGTCATTATAAATTAATGCGCCTCTCGCTGTAAGCGTAACACCTACGAAAGACAAATCAGCAAAGTCTGTGATTGCTGTATTTGTAGCTAAAGATGTGCCCGCATTTACGAGTGCTTTACCACCTGAAGAGTAACCTGAAGGTGAACTTACCTCGTTACCTGTAGTGAAAGATGTTGTCGATTTTCCTAAAGTAGCTGAGTTGGTATACATTGCTAATTTAAATGAATTACCACCTGGATTACTAAAGTTATGAGTTGCTTCTAATAATTCTTTCTTAAAAGAATTACATATTGCGTTAGTTGTTATTGCCATTTTATCTCCTTATAAATTTATGGTGACGGTGAAGGTATTTTAACTCGAGGAACTCCACTGTCATATTCTCCTCTTCTTCGTCTACCCATTTGTTGTAGACCAAAAGCTTGTATGCTTTGATTATACCTGTCAGAATACAATTTGTATAGATCTTCAGGTCCTTTTAAAAATCCAAAACACTCCCTTAAAACCCCGTAAAGCAACAACGCTTCTTGGTGTTCAGATAAAAAAGTATTTGTTGAGCTATCGAAATGAGGTGGATCTTTAATATAATTAATTTGTATTTCAAAATTAGCATTTGGAGTTGGTGCTAACAAAATATTCGTCTCGTCCCAGTTAGCAAAATATTTTGGTGTGCCTGTGACTGTTTCATTAGGAGCAAATTCTGAGATGAAACTCGTATCTTTCTTTTCTAGAAAGTCTCTTATGTTTGAGTTTATTATTTGTACTGACCTCAAAATTAACAGGTCTGACGGCATAGACACATACCTATTCCCACTGAGAGTGTTTGAAGTTGCATATTTTCTTAAATCGTCATAGTCCACTTGACCAGCGATATCTAACTCTACGTTTCTAATAAATTGATCTAATAACGTATCGCTAAGAACATTACTATCTACCTCAGTATAGTTTCTTACTTGTGTTAAAAATGCTGAATGTGTTATTGCCATTATGATACACTCACTGTTACAGATCCCACTCTTGTTGAAGCTTCTCTTCTTCTATTTTGCAAAGATGGATCTCTTGGTTGCATGGTTTGTAAAGATGTAGTTATTCCATTGCTTGTGACTTCTGTTTCAAACGTTTCAAAAGCAAAATCACCAGGTAAAGTTAAATTAGCAACGCCAACTGAAGTGCCACCTGAATCTGCTAAAGTATCATCATTAGATGCCACAGTTTTAGGTTGTTGAAATCTTAAGGGTCTGACTTTTTGTAAAGCAATTGCATCAGCGGTAACTCTTTTTCTTCTTATCTGTGGATGCTTTTCTTCGTATTCAGATATATGAACAAAAGAACCATTCCATTCAGTAACCATTTCTTGATATGGAAAAGCTTGTCCACTTCTATCAGATATTGCTTTTGATCTGTTTCCGTTTGCGTATTTAGCCATTATGATACATTTGGAAAGTATGACTGAGGTGAGATATATAATGATGTTCTCTGACCGTCTTCTTCCAAAGCCCTTTTTATTTCATCTTCATAAATTAATTTCATAGTTTGTATTCTATCTGGTGCTTTTTTCATCGCTAAATAATAAGCAAGTCCAGCGCACATGCATGGTAAAAATCTATAAACAACATCAGCCTGTTGCCCATTGTAAGCTGTAGCGTCTTGAATTCTATTAATAGTGTAAAATTTTAAAGTCGTAAATGTAGATGCATCAGGCGCTTGATATAAGAATATTTGTGGTGTTGTTTGTCTATCAACGAAATACTGTGATGGTTGACCTGTAGCTAATTTATTTGGTAAAGCCGCGTAAGCAGATCTATCTATTTTAGTTAGTGACACATCTTGCGTATTAGCATCATTTGAAGCAGCGGCTGTTGTTGAAATGTAAGCTTCTAATACATCACTAACCGCAGCGTCAACTGCATACTGAGCAGTTCCTGAAACTAAAGCAACTTCATTTAAAGTTACTTTCCAAAGATGCACTCCTCTGTTACCCCAGTCAGAAAATAATAAGTTTAAAGATCTTCTTGCAGTTTTTAAATCATAACCGCCCATAGCTCTTTGACCACATCTTTCATAAGCCTCGTTGATAATGTCGTCTATATTTAAATCAAAAGATGATGAACCTGATGTTGCCATAATTAAAATACCTTTTTAATTCTTATTCCTTTTTTTCCTTTTGAAGATATTCCAAGATCAACCTGGATATTATCTTTATATATTCTACTATAGTTTATGTTTGGATCTAAATCTACCTTAGTATCCTCAATCGCAGTTATAATATTATCTCCGGGTTGAGTTTTAGGCATATCAAAAGTAAACAGCCCCACTCCAATCTTACCCTTTTTTAATTTTGGTTTTTTTACGGTTCCACCAAGATCACGTTTTAAAATAGTTTTTACGTTTGTTGGTTTAGGTCCCACATTGGCAGCGGCCCGTTTCCTGGCAACGGCAGATTTTCTTTGACCCTCTGTCATTCGTCTTGCCTTCGCTAGAGGCACGCATTTTGGATACTTCCGCTTTCTGTCCGCAGCAAGCTTTGAACGGCCACAGGGTGCGTAAGATCCATCTTTTCGTTTGCTTCCAATATCTACCCATTTTTGTTGAAACCATTTTTTTAGTCCGTTAGACATTAGATCATACCTTTGTAATAACTTTCGTATGATTTGTTAGAAATCTTTTTGCCATCTATCTCACTCTTTATATAAGATCCGATATATGATCCCTCTTTTACTTTAGGTAAATCTTTCTTAATAGGCCTTTGTATAATAGGCATCTTATTTATTGAAATTTCTCCTCTTTTTTGTTTTGGAAATTTTTTTCCAGAACCTGGTTTATTTGCAGGATCATTATCCATGTGTCTACCATTTTTAGCTTTTACAGTGCTCAAAGTTTTAGCTTGTGCAGCATGTAATTTAGATGCTTTTTTTAAAGCTCTAGAAACTTTGTTTACTTTTACTTGATCACCTTTAGCATATTTCATCATTCCACCCTTCATCACTGGTTTAGGTCCCCTGAAATCTTTTCTTCTTACACCAGATGGGTCTTTAATTTTACCTGCACATATTTTAGATGCATAGGCATTAGCATAGGCGCTAGGGTATACCTTAAACTTACGCTTTGCTGCAGCTTTACCTCTTGGACATAGTTTTGTCATTTTATTCTCCTTCTTTAGTGGCCACTTTGAGAGATGTTTTCTCCTTTTTGCGGTCGTACAACTTCTTGGATTGTATCACTTTAGGTCGGAATGTTCTAGACCTTACGAGTTTTGCGTATTTGTTCTTTTGCTTTTTTAGCAATGTTAACCACCTGCGTTTTTCCCATTACTTTAGCACGTTGCTCCATAACAGTTAATATCTGTATTTTTCTTGCAAAAGGTTTGTTGACATTTTTGACTTTTCTTACCGTAGCTCTAGCATCTGCAGGTGTTGCAAATTTTATGCCTACAGTATCTCTAGGATTTTCGTCTGTGTAGAGTCTTCTACCAGAACCTTTAGGCTTTTTTCCCGTTCCTTTTTT